CATGCCGCAAAGCGTGGAGCCCACGCCGGTGGACAAGTTTTTATCGACCTGTTTTGAGCTGGGCGAAAACATCAACATTTGTAGGGCCATTAACGACGGGGACCGGGAGAGGCCGGACGGGGCAGGGGAGACCAGGACAAGGGAGGAGTGGATCGAGCTGTTTAAGGGCGACGGGCTGGCCAAGTGGCAGGGGGATGCGGTGGGAGTGTACTGCTCTATTAACCCAAACAACGGCAAGGGGCGTAAGGCGGAGCACGTGACCAAGTGGCGGCACTGCCTGGTGGAGTTCGACGAAAGCACGCTGGACGAGCAGTGGGCCTTCCTAAAAAAAGCAGGGCTGCCGACCAGCTGCATCATCCGGTCCGGCGGCCGGAGCCTGCATGGTTGGGTTCATGTGGATGCGCAAAGCGAGGTGGAGTACCGCGACCGGGTGGACTTCATTTATAAGCACATCGCCCACGCCAAGCCGGACGTGGCCAACAAGGATCCGGGGCGGCTCAGCCGGTTGCCTGGGGCGGTCAGGACGGCCACGGGCCAGAAGCAGGAGCTGGTGGAGTGCGGGGCGCCGACGTTGTCGTTCCTGCAGTGGCAAAGCTGGACGGTGTTTGGGGATATACCGGAGCCATACAAGTGGGACGACCTGCTGACCTTTAAGGAGGAGGCGGATCCGACCACACTGCTGGGCAAGCGGTGGATCTGCCGGGGCGGTTCGGCCTTATGGGTGGGATCCAGCGGGCTGGGTAAATCGGTGCTGTGCCTGCAGGCCGCCATTACCTGGGCGGTGGGGCGGTCGTTCTTTGGCATTACGCCCAAGGGGGACGGCCTGCGCAGCCTGATCGTCCAGGCGGAGAACGACGAGGGGGACGTGGCAGAGGCAGTGCAGGGCGTGGTTCGGGCGATGAACCTATCGGCAGAGGAAATGGCGCTGGTGATGCTGAACGTGCTGATCGTACGCGACTGCACCAGCACTGGGGACACGTTTGTGGACCGGGCAAGGCGGCTGGCCGAAAAGCACAAGCCTGACCTGTTCTGGGTGGATCCGCTGCTGGCGTTTATCGGGGGCGACCTGTCCAACCAGGAGACGGCAGGCGGATTCTTGCGTAACCGGCTTAACCCTTTGGCCTTGGCTGGAAAATTTGCATGGTGCTTGATCCACCACACGCCCAAGCCGCTACGGGAGGGCACGGGCTACCAGGGCCACGACAAGGCGTATAGCGGCTTTGGCTCAAGCGAGCTGACCAACTGGGCCCGGGCGGTCATTACGTTGGCACCGGCCGGGCAGGACGACGAGGGCACGCACATATACCGGCTGGAGGTAAGCAAGCGGGGCAAGCGGTCGGGACTGCAGCCTAGCATCAAGGCGGGCGAAATTTGCGCGACAAAGGCCGCTGTGCAGCCGTTTGTGCACCTGCGCCACTCCGACCATGGGCTGGCGTGGATTGAGGCAGGCCAGCCGGAGAAGGGCAAGCCGGGGCCACGTAGGGCTGAGATCGATTGGACCAAGGCGCCGATGACCAAACCGTACGGCGAGGTAATTGACTGGATTTGCAAACAAACTGGCCTGGCGGAGCGGCAGGCCAAGGCAAGGTTTAAGGAGTTTTGTCAACAAAAGGAGGCCGGCAATGACACGGCCACGGAGGCTAATGAGCCATTTTGACTTAGTGCAGTATTCGATTACTGCACTAGTGCAGTATTCGGAATTGGTTGGGTGCAGTAATATTGCCCTTTATGGGCAATTATTGCACCAACACTGCACTGGTGCACTAATCCCAAACCCATTACTGCACCAGCAGGGTATGGGGGTGGGCGGTGATTGACCAAGAGCTGATCGAGCGGTTGCCGTCCCAAGACGCCCATCCGTCCATGCGGATCGACAGCCTGACCGATCTGGTTAAAGAGGCATTTTCGACCATAACGGTTACGACCTGCGGGGTGACCAACACGGTGCTGGTGATCGACTACCTAATGGCCAAGGCCCCGGAGCATCCGTCTATGCAGCAGATGACCGACACCCTAGATCAGGCGGTGCTGTCGATCGTGCTGAACCGTAGTGCCGAAAGCATGACCAACGTGGCTAAGCGGTTTGGCATCACCAAGCAGGCCGTAAGCAAGAAGGCGCTGGACGTGGCAGATCGGCTGGGGATTCGGTTCAGGTCGGCCAAGAGCGAGAAGGCCAGAAAGTCTTACGAGGTAAGGGCAAGGGAGCATCACGCAAAGCGCAGGCGTGAGACTCCCAAATTTAACCTATCTGCGCTGACGAAAGGCATAAAGAAATGCAGACACTTAAAGCGGTCATAAAAGAACTAAACAGGAAGCGGGAGGACGCGCTTGCCCAAGTGGGTGAGGTAATTGGCCTAGCCGCCAAGGCAGGACAGATCATAGGGCAAGCCAGGTCGGACGGGGACGATGTGGGCAAGCTGATCGAGGCGGCAGGCATAACGGACGAACAAGCCAAGCGGTATGAGCGCGTGGCCGCGCATCAGCATAGATTGAACAGCGGCGAGCCGGGCGTCATCCGTCAGCTGTTGCTGTGGAGCGAGATGCTGCCCGACCCAATTACCACTAGCGAACCCAGCGAGCCCAAGCCGTTTATGACGCCTGTCATCAAGGTGGCGCAGTGGGTGGCCAACCGTGGGCTGCGCTACATCAAGCAGGACCCCGAGCTGCGCAAGCAGTTCCTGCGCGAAGCCAAGCCGATCGTGGATGCGTATGAGGAGGTGGCCGGAAATTAGGCAACGTAAGCCGTTGCAAAATATTTTGTAAGTCGCTGATAAAAATGAAAACGCTACAGAGTAAAACGCAAAGCCATTATCAACGACTTACAAAGGAATTATCAACGACTTACAAAGGAATCTTTTAGCCCCCTACTGCCCGCGGTGGCGACGACTCCCGTCAATTTCTTGAGTACAGCCTGCAAACCTTAATGTGCCATGGGCAGATCCAAGAACTACGACGTGGCACGGGCCGTGACCGAGACGGGCAAGTCCAGGCGGACGGTCTACCGAGAGCGGGCCAAGGCGGAAGCCAAGCCGCTGGTCAAGGCGCAGGCCGGAGGGCTGGCCCTGGAAATCAAGCGGCTGGAGGAGCTGGCCGCATGCCTTGGGGAGAGCGCCAAGGACGACACGCGGGCGGACCGGTCGGAAATCATCAGCAACTACACCAAGGTCTGCGAGGCGCTACGCCGGATGAAGGGCGACCGGCCCGACATCGACAAGGCGGAGGGGACGATGGTCACGGTGGACGAGGCCGACAAGATTCTGGCCGCCCGGGACAATGCGCTGGTGCCGCTGCTTAAGGGTATGGCCAAGAGGCTGGCGCCGATCTGCGCGAACCGGCCGGCCGCCGAGGTCGAAGCCGAGATTGAGAACGAGGTGGGGCAGGTGATGCGGCAGGTCGAGGCCGCGCTGTGACGGCCGCCCAGGAGGAGCTTCGCCGGAGGGCACGGATCCGCTGGCATTACGAAAAGCCACCCAGCGTGATTGAATGGGCGGAGCGGCACGTGCAGCTGGATGGGCGGATCACCGCTAGGCCCGGGCTGTATGCCAGTACCTACACGCCGTACGTACGGGGCGTGCTGGAAGCGCTGGCGGATCCGGGCGTGCATACAGTCACCCTTTGCTGGGGTAGCCAAACCGGAAAGACACTGACGCTGGCCGTCTGGCTGGCCTACCGGATTGCCAACGACCCGGCGCCGGCCCTGCTGGTCATGCCCAACGCCGACCTGGCTAGGAGCTACAGCGAGACGCGGCTGACCCCGATCTTTGAAAAGTGCAAGCCAGTGCGGCAGCTGTTCCCGCAAGACATGGACGATTTTAAGATTTTGGAAATGCAGTTCGCCACGTGCACGCTCTCTCTGGTAGGCAGCAATAGTCCGGCCAATCTTAGTTCACGTCCGATTTGCGTGGCCGTTTTGGACGAATTGGATTCGTTTGCCCAGCCGACCGAAAAGGACGCGGCCGCCTACAGCCTAGCGCTGGAGCGGACCAAATCCTTCCCCCAACGAAAGCACGTGCTGACCAGCACGCCCACGCTATCGACCGGCGACATCTGGCAAAACTATCTGGCCGGGACGCAGGAGACTTTCCACGTGCCGTGCTGGTCGTGCGGGGAATATCAGGCGATGGAGTTTGGGCAGTTTAAGTGGGATCAGGACGCCCGGGGCGAGGACGGCAAGTGGGACATCAAGCGCGTGGGTGAATCGGCCAGGTACGAGTGCACCAAGTGCGGCGAGCGGTGGACGGAGGCGCACCGGCGCAAGGCCGTGGAGCAGGGCAGGTGGGTGGCCACCAACGCCAACGCCGAGACAGGCCGGCGGTCGTTCCGGTTGCCCAGCTGGTACAGCCCGACCGTGGGCTTTGCCGATACCATCAAAAAGTTTTTGACGGAAAAACATTACCTGCACGGACTGCAGGGGTGGGTAAACGGCTGGTGCGCTATGCCCTGGGAGGACCAGTTCGACGATGACGAGACCACGGCCATTCCGCCCGGAGCGTATGCCAAGAAGGAGCCGTGGCAAAAGGATCACATCCTGCTGGCGGCGATTGACCGGCAGATTGACGAGTACTGGTACGTGATCCGGGCGTTTGGCAGGGACGGCACCAGCCGCCTGTTTGACGAGGGGCGCCGGCGGACGATCGAGGACGTGGCGCAGCTGCTGGCCGAGCACCGGGTGCAGCCGCGGCACGTGGCGATCGATTCCGGCTACGAAACCCAAGACACCTACCGCATCGCCGCCCGCTACGGCTGGACGGCCATCAAGGGCGAGGAACGGCCGCACTTTCTGATCGAGCTAAACGGCGCCCGGGTTAAGAGCGTGCACAGCGCCATCCAGCCGACCGACGCCGGGTGCGGGCTACTGCTGCTGAGTTCGCCGGCGTGCCAGGATCTGCTGGCGTGGCTGCGCCGAGGGCAGGGGCCGGAGTGGGAGGTGGCGCACGACGTCAGCCCGGAATACCGCGAGCACATGTCCAGCCACAGGAAAGCCCACCGGATCAATCGCAAGACCGGTAAGGACCTGTACGAGTGGATCCGGGTGAAGCACCGGCCGGACCACTTGTATGACTGCGAGACGTACCTGGCCGGCTTTGCCGTCTACGGAAAAGTGATCGCCGCCGAGGCCGCCATGGAGCCGACCCGTGTTTGACACGCCTAGAGGCGCGTGGAGCGGGGTCTTCTTTTTTCCCTTTGGATTCAATCGGCGAAGGATCCGGTTGCGACCCGCCTTGCCTTGGAGGCGATTGCCGCCAACCAGTACAGCACCTTCAACAACGGGGGCCGCGTGATGGTCTCCGCCTCTGTGGCCGGTAAATCATTTAGCTACCAGCTGCAGCCGGGCATCAATCCGGCCGGCATCGCCAACACGGCCTACGAGCTGTGGACGCAGGTGCACGACAAGACGGCTGAACAGCTGGAGAATTTGCTCAAGAAATCCAGCGGCCAAGTCAGCTACCCCAACTTCGGCTACATGCAGCCCATCCATCCGTGAATGTAGGCAGCTGGTTTGGTCGGATTGTGCGGGCGGGGTCGCAGGACTTCACCAAGCGCCAGCACATCTTTGTCACCCCGCAAGACACCCGCACTGACGTCACCACGCAGTCTCGCAAGCAGGTGCTGGGGCTGGCCCGCTACTGGTTCTACAACTCGCCCGTCGTCCGCGGAGCCATCGACTGCATGGTGCGCAACGCCATCGGACCGGGCATTAAGTGCCAGGCCCGCACGCCTGACGAGGGCTGGAATCGGGAGACGGAACAGTGGTTCTACGATTGGTCGCTGGCCTGTGACGTCCGCGGACTGCTGGATTTTAACGCGCTGCAACAGGTCTGCACCCGCACGATGCTGCGCGACAACGAGGTCTTCCTGGCGCTGACGGAGACGGACAACGCCTGGCCGCAGCTGCAGATCCTGGAAGCCCACCGCTGCGAGACGCCCGCCTATCTGGGCAACGAAAGCCGGATCATCGACGGCGTGCGCGTCAACGCGCAGGGCCGCCCGCTGTCCTACTACATCCGGCTAGGCGAGGGCGACAAGTACAGCGAGGTGCAGGCGTCCGACGTCATCGTGCTGGCGGAACGCGACCGCGCCGACGAGCTGCGCAGCATCAGCCGGCTGGTCACCTGCCTTAACCTTATTCAGGACCGCGAGGAGATTTTGAGCAACACGATGGTGGGCATCAAACGCAGCTCAACCATCGGCCTGGCGCTGGAGGGCGAGGGGGCGGCCGGATTCTTCGGCCCCACCACCACCACCGACGAGGGCATCACCACCGACAAGGTTTTTGGCAGCGGAGCCATCTGGAACGTGCCGGCCGGCCGCAAGATCCGCGAGATCAAGGACGACCGCCCCAGCCCGAACCTGTCCGATTTTATGGATCAGTTCCTGCGCGCCGTGGCCTCCGGCCTTGGCCTGCCGTACGAGTATCTGTGGAAAGCGGATCTGTCCGGCCCGTCGCAACGGTTCGTGTTGGCGCAGGCGCAACGCCGGTTTGATGAGATTGCCCAAGCCGTTACCAGCCAGATGGTGGCCCGCGTCCGCCTGTGGGCCCTGGCCAAGGCGATCAAGCGCGGCGACCTCACGCCGCCCCGCGGCATGGACCGCTGGTGGACGGCCGTCTATCACACGCCGCAAAAAACGACCATTGATGCCGGCCGCGATTCTGCCGCTTCGCGTGAAAACTTTAAATTAGGCATCACGACCCTGGCGAGCATTGCCGCAGAGGAAGGCCACGACTGGCAGGAAATTGTGGATCAGCGAATCGCGGAGCAGGTGTACATTAAGCAGAAGGCGCAGGAAGCCGGCGTGGATCTGGCCGAGATCCAGAACACCGGCAAGGCACCCGCGCCGGCCGCACCCGTCACGCCCCCCGCCGCCCAGCCCGCCGAGGACCAGACCGTGCAGCCAGAGCTGTCTGCACCCACCGTTACCATCAACATGTCTGCGCCGGTGGAGGTAACGAGTGGCGAGCCGCTGGTGGCGGGTGATCCTGCTCCGCTCCAGGCGGCGCAAGCGCCGGAGGAGCTACGCAGGACTGAGGCTTTTACCATGAAGGACGAGCCGGATTTAAAGCTAACGGACAAGGAGCTGGACATGGTGGTCAAGGCCGTGGGCTTGAAAGCCAAGAAGGGCTACAAGAAAAAGAAGACTGCTTGACAAGCTGCGGCCAGCTATGGCCAATAAAAATTTTAAGGGCATTTCCGTTATCACCGCCGGCCCGGCGATAGGCCACGGCATGGTGATCGATGCGGAGACGCTCACTCAAGTCGTCGAAAAAGGAAACGAAGCGGGGCAGGTGAAGGTGCTGTCTGACCATTCAAGCTCCGTCAGCAACATCATCGGGTACCTCGAAAACTTTGCCCTGGATGGCGGACGCGTCCGCGCCGACCTGACCCTTCTGGAAAGCCATGAGGGATTTGCTTACTTCAGCGAGCTGTTGAGCACCCTGCCGGGCCAGATCGGTTTTTCGATCAGCTTCAGCGGCGTGCCCCGGACCGCGGATGACGGCACCCAGCTGGCCGATGTGCAGACGCTGTTCTCCGTGGATCTAGTGACCACCCCAGCGGCCAACCCCACCGGCGTCTACAGCGCAAGGGTTGACAACAAAATCAACGCCGTGACCGAGACAACCCCGGCCCTTGTGGCCAAATTAGAGGCGCCCGTCGAAGTGGCGCCCGCCACGCCGGCGGCACCGGCGCCCGCAGCCTTCTCCGTGGAGGCCGCTTTTTCCGACCTGCGCGCCGAGCTCAAGGCGGCGTTTGAGGCCCTAACGGTAAAGCTGGAAAGCCGGCTTTCCGCAGTGGTCGTCGAGGACGCCCCGGCCGATGACGCGCCCGAGCCCGAGACAGCCCCCGAGCCCGTGGCGGCCGAAGCCAAGGCCGAGGTCAAAGAACTTTCCCAACCCGCGCCCGTGCCCAGCGCGATCGCCGCCCAGGTGATCGAGCTGGAAGCCAGCCGCGGGATCAAGGCGCTGGA